ATTATTTATTAAATAATTTATCTGAAAATAATATTGAATATGATTATGATGATGATGATGATGAAGAAGAATTAAATGAATAAATAAAAAAAAAATCTATGTTATATTATAAAAAAAAATGTATATCCATAAATCACACTCAAAGAAAGAATTATTAAATATTATTTATCAGTTTAATATACCAATAAATAATCCTACTAAATATAGAAAAATAGAATTATCAGCGTTATTAGTTGATAAGATTGAAGGTATTGATGAAATCAACCCATATGATAAATTATGTATATATAATAAAATAGACCTTATAGATTATCTGGAGAATATACATCCTAATAAAAAAATTAGTGTTAAAGAAAGAAATGAAGTAATTACTATATGTAAAAAAATTAAACAATATTGTAGAAATCATTATGATATTAGATTATGTGAATATTTTAAAGATAAAGATGAGTTATATAAATATTTAAGATATATATGTAGATATGGTGATATACCAAGTGTAAGAAAAGTTTATAAAATGATAGCTTATGATACAGATAAACCTAAAGATATAAAATTAAATATATCTCCTATAGTTCAAAAAGAAATAGATATGAAAGAGAAATTACGAAAAACTAATTTTTATAAGATGGAGGTAAAGTATGGTAAGTTTCTTGTTGAATTTTAATTAATATCCATTCTGTTATTTTATTAATAATATAAAAAATATTTTTACAAAATGGATACTATTTTTTTTTATTTATAATCTGGTCTAAAATATTATATCTGGATAAATTATTATTTTTCTGGATCTTATATATTACTGAATTATCTTCATCTGTAAAAGCAAGTTCTCCCTGGGTATTAGTTATAGCTGTAGTAATAGAAGATATAATAGTTGATTGTTTACAAGTAAATACCATACTACTACCTTCAACTTGTATATAATCTTTATCAGCATTTATTTTATTTACAACAGATACTATAGGTAATAGTAATCCACTATTTTCACCACCTAAATATTTACTCTCTGTAATTATATCACTTCTTATTGTAAGATAAGGTATACTAACTATTTTAGGTAAATCTAAACCAGATATATTTATAGATGTATTACCTGTATTTATTGATATCGCTGGATAATATCCTCTATGTGTATTATCTTGTTTATCAGCATCAGTAGATCCTTGATAAAAATGTGGAAAGAAAAACGGCATAGATAACTGGGTTGTAAACATAGGATTACCATAAGGATTTACTACCATCTCTTTAGTATCTGTTGATATAACTTGTGAATTAGTTGTTATATATTTTAAATTATATATATTATCATATTTAATTCTGGCTTGATAATTATTAAACTGATTTATTTTTTCAGGATTTAATTGATTATATGTAAATCCTAATTTAGCCAAGAATGATTTTTTAAATATAATTTCTTCTAAATGTTTACTACCAGTAGGTAATCTAATACTATCTCCTAAATTTAAATAAACTCCCATATGAGCGTCAAAGATAGTCCAGGGTTGTATATTTTTATTTAATAATGATAATGTTGTTTTCTCTACTTTATCAAAAACAGGATTTATCTGTCCTTCTACATCAAGTTCGTATGGGATACAATCAGGACAATATGTAAATAATGTTAATCTTTTATTTATTTTATAACATTCATCATTAGCACCTATGACAGCTGGTATATCTTCTTTTACACCAGAAACTAATTTAGTTTCACCAGCGTTATAAGGATTACCAATATTTTCTGGTATATGTAAATATTCAAATGAAAATTTAGATGATCCTTCATCATATACAACCGCAGTATTATTAGCACCGCAGTATGTAGAATTATATATAGAAGCTAAATCAAAAGCAGTATTACCATAATAACCATTACTACCTACAACCGCACTATCATCGTAGTTCTGTGTAGTAATACCAGACCAGTTTAACATAACAACATTACCCCACGAATTAAAATGATAATCCCATCCTATTCTGGTTGAATAAGCAGAAATATTACCAGGTGTGTTATGACCTCCTCTATGTTTAAACAATATTTCATCTAAACCATTTACTAATTCAGGATGTAAACATATATAAGGTCTGGATACTCCGTGATCGTCATTATCATAATATTTAGTAGCGAAACCATAACATAATTTAGAAGTTGTAGGATCATTAACATATGTATCTTCTAATGATGGATTATACTTGAAAAAGAATGGGGCTGATCTTTCACTAAAATCAAAAGCAATATTTTTTTCATATCCATCACTACCTAATACAGATCTATTACCTTGTATATCCATATGTAAAAATCTTGAATTATTTATTGTAGCAGTAGGCAGAGCATTACCACCAGCATCAACATTATTATATATAGCATTATCATCTGGTTCTAAATTACTATTAGAAAATAGTTCAGGATATCTACCTTGTATCTTAAATAAATCTCTTAACTTTTCTAAATTAGGTTTATTGAAATACCAAGATGTAATTATTTTATCTGTAAAATTACCACCTGTAGTAGCATTTCTATTTATAACATTTCTATTATGATTAGATCTACCAAATCCACCTAACTCACCATTATATTCAAATGGATCTCTTAATACACCACCAGCATCATACCACGATACATTACCAGACCAGTTATTTACTAATCTACCAGCAGTAAATAAATCAGGTCTTTTTACAAATATAGTATTATAAGCATTAGGATAATCAAATGAAGGATCACTATTTCTTACATTAGCAGTAGCACTTTTAAAAGCATCATAGTTAGAAACTGAATAATTATGTGTAGAGGCACAGGAGAAAGTTTTATATAATTTAGTTTCTATCGCATTAGTCATCTCTATACAGAAATCATTATCAGTAGCTAATTGTGTTGTAAATTTATTAGGTGAATTATTAATCTCTTCTTGTAATTGTTGTGTTAATTGTAATTGTATCTGTCCTGGTGATTGAAAACCTTTATCTATTTCTAATTCTAATAATTCTTGATACATAGAATATGAATTCAGGGCTACATCTGTTCCCCATCTATGAGGACTATATTTATATATTTCTATTCCATCTGTGATACCACCTGTTTTTTCAAACCATTCCTCACCATTAAATTCTGTTCCATTTCCATCAACATCATATTCAGTAGTTTTATCTTTAAAAAAACAATCTTTCCTAAACATAGTAAATTTAGAATTATCATTTTTAGGTTTTATCCATACATAATTTTTACCAGCATCACCAGAAGGGTTTTCCCATACTTTATGATAATCATTACTATTATAATATCTCCATTCTGTATGTGTAGGTAAATAATAACATACGCCACTATTATAACCTTTAGTGAATACATTACCCATACCATCTAAATTAACTAAATCTCTATCAGCGATACTTGTAATCCATTCTTTTTCTGGTGTTTCATAATTAGGATGTGATACCGCATTAGCTATATATTTTCTACCATAATATTTTCTGGGTAAAAAAGTATAACCTTCACCATTACTGGTTTTATAATAATTTACTGGGAGAATACATTTATTATCATATAATTCTTTAGTTTCTTGTTTATTATATTTATAATAAAAACCTATATTATCCATCTCGTCATTATTTAATGTAATATATTGTATCCCTTGTGTTGAAGTAAATAAACCATCACCTATTTTTTCACCTTTAAATTCTATAGCAGATAAATTAGCACATCCCCTCTGGTTTATAAAAGCACTATCAACAGATATAGTATCTCCAGGTTCTAATCTAATAGGATTACCAACTCTATTAGTAAATATTGAATTATTAGAATTAATGGTATCTTTTTCAATACTATTATTTCTATTACATTCTATTAGTGTAGTATCTACAAAACTCATTTATATATATATAATATAAAAAATATCCATTATGTAATTTTATTTAAATATATTTAGATTATTTTTACAAAACGGATATTATCATTTTTTTATTTATTTTTATTATAGAAAAAATCACTCATTTTTTTACTATATAAATTAAACACGAAATTAAAAAAAAAAAATTAAGTTTATGCTGTGAAAAATTGAGATCAAGGGGGTAGACAGAGAAAATGTTAAAATAGTCATTTTAGTATTATTTTATATCTACCATAAGATTTTATGCGACCAGTATTTCGCTGTATTCTTATCTGTAGCTGTGCCGTGGCGACTATAATAATTATCTTTTCTCTTCTTGTCCCCGTGATCTAAATGTTTAAAATCACCTATCTTATCTTTAAATTGTCCGTATCTGCTGTCTCCAAAATGTATTAGTTTTTTATTATTATTCTTCATAACATATACAGAATACTTTTTATTTTTAGCTTTAGATTTAAAAGGTTTATATAAAGGTTTATCCTTATTCATTATATAAAAAAAATATATTTTATTTAGAAGTTGAATTATACAAAATAACATTCAAGGTGTCCGTCTTTAATAATAAGATATCTTCTTACTTCTAACCAGGTATTAATATTATAATTAGTAAGAGTTTTACCTGTAATATCTACCATATCCCAGTCCTTAATGTGAATATCAATACCTTTCTGGTCTACTCTCTGGTTTAATCCTCTTAAATCTACTCCTTGAGAGAAAAACTTATCTGCTATTTCTTCTCTTAAATCTCTACCAGCGAATTCACCTATATCTTCATCACTAATAGCTTTTCTACCTTCACCAGAATAACAACCTCTACTTACAAACGGAACCATACCTCCAGCTTCTTTAAGATTATGGAAATGTGTAGCGAAATTTTTAACATCTCTGGGATAAACAAAATTACCATT